ACTTTCTTCCCGGGTCGAAAAGTTAAATTAAGAAAAACAAAAAGGTTTGGGGAAGCTGTACATCACTTTTCTCAAATTATTAGACGAGGAATACTAGATAGTGAAGAAAAAGATTATGAACACGTGGACAAAAAGGGATATGTAAAAAGATATTTAAACTTTAAAGAAATTCCCTTTTCTAAACTAGAGGGTACTTGGTACATCTTAGGAAGAATTAATAGCACAGTAAATGAATTAAGAATGGTAGCCAAAGACGCAGGACTATATTATTCAGATAATGAGAATAATAAATGTTTTGATCCTTCTCAGTGGGACGCAATTAAAGCTTGGACTAAAATAGCTAACGGTAAAAAAATAGATAAACGCCAGGCCGAAAAAATGTATAAATATATTAGAGAACTTAAAAGCCCAGACTATAGAGCATCTAAATTTTGGATTAACGAACCTGATTTTAAAGAATATAATTTTAAAGATTTAAAAGAATGGTGTGGTTTGGATTTACCTGATGAAGCGCAGCATAAAGAATGGTGGTGGATCTTAAGAAGAAATTTTACACCGAGACAAATTATTTATTTTATTAGATTACTTCGTAGATATGGACGACAACAATTAGATGATGCTCCTAAAATTATTATAGATACTATTCACTCAGTTAAAGGGGGAGAGGCTAATCATGTAGTATTATATGGGAAGGGAAACTTCCCATCCAACTTTAAAAGTAAAACAAAACAAGAAAAAATTGATGAAAAAAAGGTCTGGTATACAGGTGCAACTCGTGCTAGAGATACGATTCATTTGTTAACAACGGATTATAAATATAATTATCCGTTAGGAGCAGATTATTTAGTTTATGTCCAAGAACAAACCAGATAAGCAGTATTACCAAGATTTAAAAAATATGATAAAGAAAATTAAAAAAGAAACTGGGTGGAAAGATATATTAAAAATAACAGAAGAAGCTCAGATACGATTGAATAGGAAAGAGAAAAAGGATGACGGACAAAGACCTCTTTAAAGGAACTACTTACGATAGTTTAAATAAGCAGGTAGACGGCAATCACTACAAAGGAATGAAGATTCAGCCGGCAGAGTTTATAAATGAAAATAAACTTTTATTTGCCGAAGGTAATGCTATAAAATATATTTGTAGGCATCGAGCTAAAGGAAAAGAAAAAGATATAAAAAAAGCTATACATTATTTAGAAATGATATTAGAAAGAGATTATTCGTGAGTTTAATTAAAAGAATACATGTAAATATGCATAAGATTAGAGCTAATAAAAAACACGGCACTAACGACCCTGTCATTACAGTTAAAACTAGCAAGTCTAATACCTATGCTCATGAAGTTAGTATTTTAGGACCTAGTAAAGTTGTTTATAAACCTCAGAAACCTTTAAGCTGCGGTGCTAAAGTATGGATTGAGACTACAGCGGAAGTAAAAACTGCATGAGTTTACAATTATCAATGAACTTTAAAAAACATATTTGGTCTTGTCCTGCAGAATATAAAGATCTTTCACACGCAAAAGAAATAGCAATTGATTTAGAAACTAGAGATGATGGTATTGCATCTGGCCTGGGGGC